CGTTGGCGAGATATCCAGATCCCATGCGACATAAGCATATCGCTGGTTCTGTGTGTTGTTCCAATTTGCGAACGCCTGCTTCTGAACTGAACCAACGCCACCATCCGGATCGAATAGAGTCATGAAAGTCGCCCAGTTTTGTGTGATCTGAGTGATGCCTGTCATAAACACCGCCGGTGTGGCGGCATATGCTCCCTGAGACACTACAGCGCCGGTTGCCGCTGATAGGTAAAGCGCATCGGCAAGTGTGCCGGTCACATAGGCAATGGTCGAGGACGATCCGACAATGCCGGATGAAATGATGAAGCCGCCCGATACGGAGTCATAAGACACCACGACTGGCGTCGAAGATGCCGTTACCGTGCCGCTAGCTGCCGTCTGTGACGTTTGAACATTGTACGTGCCCGTGAGGCCCGTACCCGTGCCAAGACTGGTGATTTGCGTCCCCACCGTGATGCCCGCACCGCTCAGGGTCTGACCAACGGAGAGTGTGCCGGAGGTGACTGCGGTGACGGTAAGAATGCCGTAGCCCGCGGTAACTGTGCCGCTGACAACCGTCTGAGAGACCGACACGGCATAGGTGCCAACGCCACCAGTCGTTCCCGAGAGCTGCGACGTGATCTGTGTGCCGGCAGTAATGCCCGTACCCGCTATGATCGCACCACCAACAAGCGTGCCGGATGTGATGGCCGTGACAGTCAGGATATTCCCGGCAATAGAACCAGTGACCGAAGCTGTGGCCGAAGCTATTGCGCCTGTGACAGACGCTGCCGACACAGGGGTTGCATTCAGTCCAGTCTGGATCAGTGCTGCCGCAGCGGAATAACTGGTTGCTGCTGACAGGGTCACAGATGGAGCCGAACGGGCATATCCATCGACAAGCACCGTCAATGAGCCAGACAGGCCCTGCAACTGAGGAATGGTCAACTGATTGACCGGGCCGCCGCGCAGATAAGCCGGGACGGCCGCTACGTTGTACTGTGTGAACAACAAGGTTGCGGGTTTCTGGGTCGAGCCATTGAAGCCTGCAAAATAGACATTGGCTTCATCGACTTCATGCGACGATGCGCCAAAGTACTTGGCAACCGATACGCCATCATTCGGGAATGACAGCACCTGTCCGATTGGGACGCGGCTGTTCTTCGTCAGAAAAAGGCCGTTGAGAACCAGGGCACTGCCACCAGCACTCAGGACATTGGGAATGACGTTCACAATTTGTGAAGCTGGGATCGTGCTCAAGGTTTTAATCCTTTCGGATGTTTCGGAGAAAGGGGATTAAGCGGGAAAGTCCGCTTCGACATTGTTCGGGTTTGCGTGAAGCTGGTCTGCGAATTGCTGAGGCGCGCGAACGATCTGGTTCGCCTGGATTGCGGCGTCGATCACCCATCGGTTTTCGACCTGCTGTTCTCCATTTAGGAACGGCATCTGCTTCGGGTCGTCCGCATACAGCGGCGCCACATCGAAGCCTGACGTCTTGAAAAACTGGAATGCATAGTCATCCCGAAACAGGGTCGAGATGGTCTGTGAGTTATCCGCACTGTTCGGCCCGTGCACATCCAGTTGGATGATGACTTTTGTCGGCTGGAGAAACAGCTCCTGTCCTGTCGATAGTTTTGCGCTGGCAATGGTCTGGGATTGGCTGACTGTATATGTCCCCATTCCGCCCGTACCAGTTCCCAGAGTGGTGATAACGGTTTGCGGGGTAACACCCACCCCAAACACTGTCTGGCCTACTGCAAGCGCCCCTAGGGCAACTGCGGTCACGTTCAGGGTGGTTCCAGTGATGAACCCGGTGAAACTACTATCCTGATAAGTGTCCACGTTCGTGGATAGCCGCTGATAGAGCAGTGGCGTCATTGCCACAAAATCAGGAACCGACGGTTCGGGAACGCGATTGTCCTGCGCTTGGATGATTTCCACGCCTTGAGGCAGGATGTAGATCAACAAAGAACGGAGTGCCGCCAACACATTCGATTGCGTCGGAGACGGAGCAAAACTCATCTTCGTTTCCGATCAACTGTTTTGGAGAACAACTGCAACCTTGCACCACCCGGACCACTGCTCCAGCACTTGGACTATGAGCCAGGTTCCAACATTTGGACCATCGGTAAGCGCTATCGTGTCGCCGCCCTTTTGTGCGGGACGAACGACGCCATTGAATACACCGAAGAAGTAGATAGCGCGGGCACTTCCATTCAAGTTAAGGCCATCAACCTGGGTCAGATCCTTGAAAGTGAGTGGCTGCACCTGAGCGTCACCGGTAACGATGGTATAGGTCGGGGTTCGAGAACCGTCTGGATTGGTGATAGAGCCCGTACTTACTTTCATTGTGGCCGCAACATGCGGGTTAACCGCACCGATAGCGCTATGAACAATCCCGTGCAGATTCATATCTCAATCCCCTGCCCGTCTCGGTCACTTGACCTCAAAATCAACGCTGTTGATCATCACGCCAGTATCGATGAGCTGTTTGGATGATCCCTTTTTGGCGATAGTTGCCTCTGACAACGGTACACCATTGAAATCAGCAATTGACTGCTGCAACTGCCCTTTGATAGCCGCACCAGTCTGACCCAAGGTCTTCGATGCGTCGTAATCATTGGAAATCAAGAGTTCGCCAACGGCCTCTGGCCATTCGGGGCTTTTGGCCGCGATCATGTTGCGAAAGAACGGTCTGGGCGGGATATTGCGAGCGGGCGCACCGAATTCCTGAATGGCGGCAACCATCGGAATGGAGGTTCCATCTGGATATGTGGCGCCATCAAGCAACCCAATATCTACCGATGAAGCCTGTGTGACCCTCTTGGCAATCTCAGCAAGTGCCGCCTCAAGTTTATTCCCGCCGCTAATCTTGACCATTATTCGGCCGGTGCTGGTTCTTCGGCCTTTGGCTCTTCTGCAGCTGGAGCTTCTGGCGCGGCTTCTATCGCTGGAGCCTCAGCGACCGGCTCAACACCCAGATGCTCAGCAACTGGAGCCAGATCGGCTGCCATAACTGCGGGGGCAGCAAGTGCCACAAGCGCATCGACATATGGAAGCAGCGCGGAAAGGGCCTGCACACGCTTGTCGAGAACATCGATATCCATTGAGATTATCCTTTGGTGGTTGAGACGGGCGCTTAATCAGCCACAGAGGCGTCAGCACTCGATTTCTTCGACTGTGGCTGGGACGCTGCCGCTGCGGTCGCTTTCGCGTCAGTAGAGCCCGCAGCGGCCTCCAGGCGATCAAGCCGGTCCAGCACTTCGGTCATGAAATTACGAAGCTCTTTCGCGAGCATGGAAATTCTATCGTCCATTGTGTGTATTCCTGATTGTTAATAGAAGCAGCGGCCATAGGCCCGTCTTGGGCCGGGAATATAGCGAGCAGTTCTATAGGGTGCTGTGGCTGCCCAGAATGCAGCCCCAAATGGCGTCTGCAGATACCAAGCGCTGTTTGCCGTGGACATGTAATCCGTTGAGACGGACACACTGCCCTCCGTTGCGTCACTGATGCGACCAACAACACCCGATGGCGGCTGTCCATTCACGCCATACATAATCTGGCAGATGTGGGCCACCATGAGATTAAGCAAGGTGGTTTGAATGGCCGCAGTACCGACAGGACCACCACCATCATTGCGGCAATAGAGTTCAGCGATCGGCAACGCGCCGTTGATGACCTGTGTCTGCAATACATTCGGGAACATCGGGTAGATGGCGGCCCAACTGGCATAGTCGAACGTGACCTGAACGCCCATGAGCCGCCCTCCTTATTTGAAGGCCCTGATCAGGCCGGTACTTCAATGTCGAGAAACTTCTGCTCATCCGCGGTCTGAATTTTGCCTTTGAGGCGCTTCGGATCGATCGGCTCCAGGCCGGAGCGTGTATCATTGCGTTCCTTGGAGGCGCCAACCGTATCCTTGCTGTGCGCAAGAATCAGGCCGTTGACCACGGCATCCAGATCAGAATTCTGCTTCAGCCATTCGTCAAAGAAGTTCTTGTCGACATTGTGCGTGAAGGCATAGCTTGAACCGCGAGCAGCCGGGGCAAGACCGGGATCATACTTGTCCAGATAGCCCTTGAGGGTGACCGTTGGCTTGGATGCGTCAGCGATCCATTTGTCAACGGCGCGTGTACCGCCGCCGGGAAGCGGATCCTGCACCTCGATCTTTTTATGAAGACGAAGAACGAGACCATGAGGGAGTTTGCAAGCAACTGTGATAGTTCCGGGCATGTGATGCTCCTTTCGTTGAAAATTCGGCGTCACGTGACAGGCAGGTGCCGTGGAGTGATTGCGGGCCACCTGTCCGTCAAGATGCGCGTCCGCATCGGCCGATTAAGTTGGTTGAGATTTGTTAGACGCCCAGCATCTGGGAGATACCCATTGGCTGGCGGATGATCGCCCCCCAAGTGCCGGCAGTCATCTTCTTCTTCCATGAAGACATTGCGCGGATGATTGGGTGAGCGCGAAGCTTTTCGTTGAATGCGCAGTAACCGGTTGCCTGGCCCTCCATCGCGTCAGCAATGAGCTGAACGACATTGCCTGCAGCCACACCAACCGGATTGGTTGCACTCTGTGCACCATATTGGACGGCCGAGACAATGCGCAGGTTCGGGAAGTTTTTGGCAAGAAGTTCAGAGACATTGACACCGAACGAGTTGGTTGCCGTCAGAGCAAGTTCCGAACCAGGAGAAAGTGCCAGGGTCATCTTGGTCTTCTGATCAACCAAGCCATTAGCCTGCTGACCCTGAAGCTGATACCAAAGCGCCTGGATATCGGCGAAGATTTCATTGGCTGTTGCGACGATCTGACCGTTGTTGACCCATTTCACGCCGCCATAAGCCTTGGAAGCCGGTGTCAGCGGAGCAGAAAGGTTCGGATCATTGAGCAGACCATAGTTCTGCAGGCCCTGAACACCAAAGAAGTAGGTCTGGTTCAGAAAGCGATACAGAACCTGTGTGCCGGCGCCATCGACTTCGCCAACCCAGTTGACGCGACCGAGACCAGCACGCTCGATTTCCAGCTCGCCATATTCCGAAATGGTCTGGAACAGATAGGACTGACGCTGCGGCCAGTTCATGTTGGCGCCGGATTTACCATTCTCATTGTAGTCGCCATAGCTGGAAACTTCGCCAGTGGCTTCGACAACCGGGAACATTGCCGTCTGATCAACCCACGTGCCCTTGCGAACTTCGCCGAGCACTTCTGCGGCCGCTGTTGGCGAAAACAGAATCTTGTAAACTTCCGGGTCAATGAGTGTGGTCAAAAATGCGGGGATGCCGGCGTTCGATGTGGTCGCCAATGCAGGCTGCGCGTCCAGGGCAAGAGAGTTGCGCTTGAACTCTTCGGTAACGTAGGATTTTGCACCAGGCAGATAGATGCCGGCCGCTTCGAACATCGGGCGATGTGCGTTCCAGGCTGCGGCGGCCTGATGATAGTCATGAAATTCCATTGTAATTCTCCTCAGGAGCCGCCGGCGCGAACGCGACCGGCGTTAAGTTGGATTGAAAGGTGATTAGCCCTGCAGATGCGAGCCGATCTTGACGAGTTCACCCGGAAGGCCGGATGTGCGGCAGAACCACTTGGTTTCGACATTGGTTGCCGAAGTGATGGCCGTCGAAGCGACAATGGTATTGTTGTTGACAACGTAGGTGCCAGCGCCGCCAGTCGTACCGGTCAACTGCTGGGTGATGGCCGTGCCAGCCACAACGCCAGTGCCCGACAGGGTATTGCCGACGCCAAACACACCAACAACAGTGCCGCCAACTGTCAGAACACCGTAAGTGCCGCTGATCGTGGTGGATGCGACGGTCTGTTCAGGAATGCTGAGCGAATAGGTACCGATGCCGCCCGGAGTACCGGAAAGCTGGCTGACAACAACAGTACCCGATGCAACACCCGTACCGGAGATTGTCGTGCCGGCGTAAACAGAGCCGGAACCGACAGCCGTAACCGTCAGGACGTTGCCCGCAATGGAGCCGGTCGTGGATGAAGTGGCGGCCGCGACGGAGCTTGCCGAGCCGGATGCACCGGCAGGCGCGCCGGTTGCTGCAAATGTTGCCTTGCCGTCCGCATAGTTGGCATAAGCCTTCATGCCTGGAAGAGCCTGGGCTGCACCGTTGTTTTTCACCCAGAAGTCACCGCCATCAAAGACGGTGATCGGGAAGCCTGCCGGAATCTGCATGGATGCTTCCTGCAGATAGTTCTGGATCAGCGCCTGACCTTCACGGTGAATGAAGCCGGTCACTGGACCGGAGCCGAATGCATTGACAACGGCAGGTGCGCCATCGCCGTCGATGAACGAACTCGTTGCCCAAGCAAAGCGACCGACAATCGCAGAAGTACCCGCCACCAGACCACCAGGTCCGGCAAGCACGACTGCGCGTGGATTGGTGCTGGCGAAATCGCCTTCTACCGCCGGAGCGGGATTATAAACAGCCTGTGTCTGGAATCCCATGTGGGATACTCCTCATAAAAAAGGCCACTCAATGGTGGCCGATGACTGGTGAATGATAAGAAGCGCTTAGAGCGTCTTGACGGGATTAGTTTTTGCGGCCGGGAACATTTCGTGGAACGAATTGACACCCTTGGCATCCATGGCAACGCGCGGCGTGGCCTGAACCTGCGAACCTGGCAGCGGCTGGCTCTTCAGGATTGCCTTGAATGCGGAAGGATGAACACCTTCAATATCAACATTCAGCGATGAGAGAGCCGTGCGGAAGACATCATCGGCGCTATCGTGAGCCATTGCGAGATTGCCGACATAGGGACGAACAAATTCCAGAGCGGCAAAGGTTTCGCGCTGGTTCTTGCGCTCGGCAATCTGCGCTTTTTTCACAGCGATTTGAATGGCGCTGTCCATGGCCTTCTGTGTGATGGTTTCCTTCTTGTCGTCTTCTTCATCTTCGGCCTTTTTATCCGCGTCTTCTTCGGATTCGTCCTCAGCCTTTGCTACCTTGTCGTCCTCGTTGCCATCCATGGCTTCGGCCGCTTCTTCATCGTCCTCGTCTTCCGCCGCATTCTTCGGAAGATCGTCATCGAGGGCCATCAGCTTCTTCACGACTTCATCAATGTTGGCATCCTGAGCAAGGACACCGGTCAGGGCAGTGGTGAGCGCGGCCTGCTTGGCTTTACTCGATGTGTTCTTTGCAGCCATGTCGGCCTCCTTCAAAGGTTCAATTGCTGAATCGCCGATAACAACGTCGGGCCCGGCGCGACCCTCACGTACCAAGGCGACATGATTTCCGCCTATGTCTCGCATTATGCCGTCGAAGGTTTCCCCGTTGACGGTTCCCGATGTCATGTCGGCCCGATATCGGTAGCCACACGACAATTCTTTTTGCTCATCGGTTTCGATTAGTTCGATGGCCTCACCGTCCCAGATGTTGAGCGGGGCCATCAGATAGGGCGCTTTGAACTCAACCGTGTTTCCGACCGATCCAATCACAACTTCACGCGGATGCTCATCAGCGCTAACTGGGGTATGGATAAGCAGTATGGGCTTGCCTGCAAACGATCCGGCGGCCTTCGCAAGCTCTTTTGGATCGCGATAGAGCTTATAAACACGCTCAGGATCGAGCCCCATCTGAGCCGCATTTGGTATTTCCTTGCCGTAATATGGGCAAATGTTTGCCTTGCTGATTGGCGTCATCTCAACGAAGAGATGTCCATCCTGATCAACACGCCGGATGCTATTGCGGTCCATGGCGATTGAATCCATGGCCTCACCATGTTCTGGCTCGCCTTCTTCCTCACGGGTCCATTTGGCAAAGCCCTGTCGCAGACAATCCCAGTCTTCCGAGCTCATATCGGCGGCGATATCCAGCCGATCGCCAAGCATCTGCTTGAAGCCGGGATGCAATGGTTCCGGTAGTTGGTTCAGCGGTGCCCAGGCATAACCACTGTGTTCATCATTCAGTTTTGGAACAAACTTCTCACCTACCGCCTGCGCATAGGTATGAAATGCCATGCCATTTGGCGTAACGCGGCTGTCCAGCAGCTTTCGCTTGCCATTTGGTACGTCGCCCACTTCCTCATCGGATTCGCGCTGTGCGGTCTGCTCTGGTGTTTCACCATCTTCGGCTACACCACCGGGCAAAGCCCAATGGCCCGCATAGTTCTCTTCGCTTGAGGACCGGCGCAGCACCAGAACATCACCATCCGGCGCTACATAAAGTGTGCCGCATGCATGCCCATTGGTGGCATCTGCCGCGATAAATTCCTCGCCGACATCTTTTGGAATGCCCAGACGCGATTTTCCCTCAGCGGCGGCATACATGGCCCGCTTCTGCTTCTCTGATACGGCTGGCATCTAAAACCCCAAGAAAAAGCCGCACATTGCGGTGAAATCAATTGTCGTTGTGATTATCGCGGTGATTGAACAGCCCACCCTCGCGGCCCCCGGTGGCATCCTCAAAGCTCAAGCGGTCATCGCCCTTAAGTGCTTTTTCAACGGATGCTATTTGGTCGGAAACCGATGTTCCTGGGACGATGTTCCCAACATTGGTAAAGGCCTGCCAGATCATTCCGGACGTGCGTGGTCCATGACGCGCAATCAATTCATGCGCGAAGTCTTGCAGATGAGAATGCATGGATTACTCCGGTTGATTTAGCTAAAGCCTTTGATGAGCGGTCGCCCAACACATCGGCAATGGATCAATTCTCCGGGTTGGATGTGCTCACCAACATCTGGATCAAGCCAACCTTCAGATATCTTGTAACGAGTCTTCTCTCGACCCGCCTTGAGGTGTGATGGCCTTGGTTCCCGCCCTCCACCTGAATGGGCCCATACAGCTTCATCCAAGCCAAGCTCTACATATCGTGCGCGGGTCATTGCCGCCGTCGCCTTGGCGTTTTGATCTTGGCTGATTAGGGCGGCACGGCGCTTCGTTATGCCCAATCGTTCCTGCAGGTCTTTCGATACTTGACCAAGATCACGGCCCGTTTGAACACCTCGCATGACAATACCCTCCACCTGAGACAGGTATTGCTCAGGGATGGATTTGATTAGCGATACATTGGCATTCACGGTGGCGTCGAGAACATCACGCATGGCTGGCGTCATCTTGAACTCTACAGTCCAGCCACCATCCTTCATGATCCTCTTGAGTGATGCGGCGGTGCGACGTTCAACAGACTGGGCGAAATACCCGGCCATTTTGCTCGCCATTTCGTCAAAGCGCTTCGTCCAGCGCAATGACAGGTCTTTCATGGACTTTCGCAGCGCTTCGGCCGGGGTCTCGTCCTGAGCGATCCTTGGGGTGTTCTGGCGATAGGTTGCCTCGATCCAGTATTGAACCGATTTGGCCATCTCATCGATCAGGACATTCAGGCGACGACGATAATCAGCTTCAATCCCGGCGTTCGGGTGTGTCGGACGGAGTGTCTTTTCCCTCGTCCTGCTTTTTCGCTGGATCGTCGGCAACATCGTTCTCCGGGGTTTCAAGACTGTCCCGGATATCACCCATTGCCTTGGTATTCTTGGCGTTGATGATATCCCATAGATCCAGTTTGATCATGATGCCATGATTTCGCGACGGAGTTGCACCCTGTGCCCATGCTCGCAACGAAACCTATCAGCTGCGATCCAAATGTCTTTTTCATTTTCCGCAGACGGATTTGATCGATAGGTATCTGTGGCTA